CATGCACCTTTAAAATCGCCGCTGAATAGTTGCACCAATGCTTTACCAAAGCGTCCAAACATCTGCAACACCGGTTCTGTAACTGTTTTAATTCCGTTCATCACCTTCATCCAAACTATTTGTCCTTCTTCGGTGCCTTTAAAATACTGAATAACCGATGCTATAGCTGTACCCAATGCAACCAACAGCGCGCCAATACCTGTCGATATTAGCGCTACTTTTACGCCTTGTAGTCCTTTCGAAAACCCTCCTGCGGCTGTTGTTGCCGATTTAAAGAAAGTAGGCAGTGCGGTTATATCGCCAGCCATTAAGGCTTGAAATGCTCCTTTAACGTCGCCAATGTTGTTTTTAACGTTGTTTGAGAATTTCTTTGTCTCGGTTTGCGCCTTTGCCATGCCTTGCTGGTAGCTTCGTAAGTCGGCTACCAGCTTAATGCCTATCGATGTTTCTTTATTTCCGGCCATGTTGTTTACTGTTTAGTATGTCGCCCAGTTGTGCCCCGGCTGCTGCGCGTTGTTTGCTGTTGTATTTCGGGGCGTCCGGTTTATCCCACGGTAGCTCTATTTGGCCGCCCACCGCTGCAATCTGCAGCCTAGTGCGTTCCCAGCTATCGCGGTAAGCCTGCCCAATAGCCTCGAAATCGTCAGGACTAAGAAAATCGTAGAAATAATTGGCATCCATACCGGCAAAGCCAACAGCAATAGCGAAAGCGTCAGCAACCCGAAAAGCTCTTTTGTTGTGTGCTTTTTTTTTACCTGCTTTACTGGTTCCGGGTCGGTGTTATTTACTGCCTGAAATTGTACCATTAAATCCGGCTCAGCGTCTACGATGTCGACAAACTCGTCGAAGTTGGTATCGAAATCTTTGTTTTTGGCTTTTAGCGTGCACCAGAAAAAAACCAGGTTGTCCCAGGTACCTATGGCCTCGGTTACCGACTTTCCGGTGCGTTCTTCGAATAGCTTTATAGCTCTAAAAGAAAAGCCTACATTGTAGGCTTTATCATTGATTGTTATTTGGTCCATATTTGTAGTATTCAGTGTTCAGTCACAGTTTCCAGTTTATGACGGGTCGATTACTTCGAGCTCGAAGTTTGCTGTTAGCGTTACGGTGCTGGTTGCTTTGTCGCCTGCCGGTGCTGCTATTGGTGCGCTTACAAATGCTTCGCCGCCATACATGCGTTTGGTGGTGTCTAATACTACAGCGTCGCTGCCCAGTGCTTGCGGTGTTACCCATGCAAAAACAAAATATGCAGGCGTTCTTGCATATGTCAGATCGATTAGCTCGTTGTAGTCTACCTCGTTTGCGTCTACATCCGATTCGTCAATCAAATCAATGTCGACCGATGCGGTCCAGTCTTTCAGGTTTGGCTTGCGGCCTTTCCATCCGTTAAAGTTCTTGGCTGTCGATTCTAAAAAATCGGCTGTTTGCGGGTCGAGCGATACGTTTGTTTGCCCGGCAATTGGGCGGTATGTGTATGCGCCCTCTGTTCCTCCGCGTAGGAAACACATAAAATCTGATCCGCTGGCTAATGTACGTTTTGGCATGGTGCTCTATTTTAACTGTTTAAATTTTGTGTCTGTATTGAGAATTCTAAGCGGTGGCCGTAACTCTCGTACTGGAACTCGTAGTCGTCGGTTATGCTCAGGCATTCTATTTCAATAACCTTAAAGCCTGCTACTGTGTGCCGCCTGTAATCGATGAACGTTTGATTAAGTGCGTTTGCCAGTTCCCAGGCTTCGGTGTACCGATTGCAGAATGTTATTAATGTGAATTGAAACTTAAAATTTCCGTTCCCGTTTTTGTTCTGTTCCGGTACCAGCCTTACAGTGTAATATATCGCTGGCAGTGTTTGCTTTGTCTTCGTGTTCAGATAGTCAACCATTGGCTTTACGCTCTTTGGCGTTACTGTTGCCAGGTGCCCTACCGTGTCGGCTTTTATGATGGTATTTATTAGTTCTCCTATCATGTTATTGTATTTTAGATAGTTTCTTTAATCCGCTTTGTATTTGTTTGTCGAGTGCTGCCAGTAAGTTTTTTTGGCTTTCGTTTATGAGTTGTTCGCTTGTTTGGTTTACCGTGTCTGTGAAAAAGTTACTGGCTGGCATCCGGCCCCGGCTACCTTTGCTTTGTGTTGTGCGTTCGGTTGTTCCGGCGTCGAATAAATGACCATGAAAACCGCGATAGTTCCCAAACTTACGGGCTCCCACCCGTGCCGAAATATAGACCGACTTTCCCCGGCTTCGGCCCTGTACAAAACCGATTGATTTTTCCAGGTTGCGCGTTGCTGATCGTGTTTTCATTCGAGCGCGCAGCAATTGCCTGGCCGTTGTAATCATTGGCTTTGAACCGATGCGCCATGAGTTTATAAACAGTCGGCGCTGGTCGGCCCGTTTCATGGTTTGAAAGAAGTCGTCGAGCTCCTTTACACCGAATATTTTTATGTCGGCTCCGTCGCTCATATTATTCGGCTGCTATGGTAAAGAATTCGCGTATCATGGTATTATCGTAGATGTATGTTATTGCTGGCATGTTGAATATTGATAGCTCGCCATGTGCGTAAAACCGTACCGTGGCTGCTGCTATGCTCCCGCTTTGTGCGCTTATTGGTGCCTCTACGTATGCGTTGCCTATGTACATGCGTTTCCCGGAGTCTAATAGTATTTCTTCGGTCGCTGTGTCGCGCTGGTACACCCATGCAAAAACAAATGTTGCTGCCGTTTCGGCGAATGTCAGATCTATTAGCTCGTTATAGTCTACCTCGTTGGCGTTTACTTCCGCTTCGTCGGTTAGATCGATGTCGACCGATGCGGTCCAGTCTTTTAGGTTTGCCCGGCGTCCGCGCCATGCTGTATTTTTTGAAATAGTTTCGAGATAGTCGGCGACCATCGGGTCGAGTTGCAGATTTGTTTGTCCTGCTATCGGCCTGTAGGTATATGCTCCTTCGGTTCCCTCGCGTAGGAAACACATAAATTCTGATCCGCTGGCTATTCGTCGCTGTGGCATGGACTACGTTTTTTTATTCTTCTACAATGACAATGTTTGTGTATTTGAATGTTAGCGATGTATTTACATCAGATTCTACATACACGTCGAAATAATCTCCCGGCTCGGCGTCGAATGATCCGCACAATGCCATTGCTCCTAAATCGCCGCCAGTTGATATTTTGCGTTCAATTAGTGCGCCTGCTGCCATGTTTCCGTTTTTGTACATCATAAGCTTAATCAATACGTTTTGAACGCTTGATACGATTGACGAACTGGCGTTTAATGTGCATGTTATATTTCGTGTTCCAGTGTAGTGCAGCGCGAATACTCCCGGCTGTCCTTCGATTTCCTGCACGCCGAAATTTTTAATATTGCGCACGGTTATCGGTAGTTGATATTTTGTTGGTACGCCTGCCGTTAATGCTATTGGTTGCTCGTTTCCGTCTGGTATGTAGGTGTGCGAGAATGCGCGGTCGTCGATTGTTTTGTCGTATAGCTCGGTAAACATGGCATTTAACATGTCTTGTAAATCCTTGCCTGTTGTTGGGTTGTTGAATGTTTGCTTTGCCATTATGCTGGTATTTTAGCTGTTTACTATTTTGTCGTAGTCGTTAATGATTGTTTCGTTTTCAACTGTACCGATTAGCTCGATGATGTTTAGCGTACCCGCTGGCACCCGTTCGGCACTTAGTATGTTGAACTGGCGCGAGCGGTCCGGGTCGATTGATTGTATTTTGTAGAAATCGCCGCGCCACTGTATTACCTGACGCTCGTTGTAACGGGTAAACGAATGGTGCACCTTAAATTTCATAACGCGCCCATATCCTTCCATCTGCCCCACCAGGTTGCGGTCGCCGCCCATAAACGAGGTTTGCGAGCGCAGCGAAAAGCTGTACTGGTAGCTTTTTTCTTCTTCGCCTGTCGCATTCCCGACCCGTATTTCGTCGTAGATGTCGATTTTATCGCGTAGTGTGCCTTGCATATTACCAGTAATTTCGGATGTGTTTACTTATTAGTCGTTGGTAGGCTTTTGTTTCGGTTACCGGCTGGCCCGAGTATTGCGAACGGTCGACCAGGTACATGTCGGCGGCGCGAATGATGGCGGCGCGTTGCAGTGTTACCGGTCGTGTTTCGTCGGTGTATCCTGTGGTGAATGTGTAGCGCAGCTTGGTGGCTGTTATCGATTCCAGAAACTTTACTTCGAACGAATTGAAACCGGCTTCGGTCTCGTATTTCGTGGCGCTGATCTCGGTCCAGTTTTCGCCGTCGGTTGTGCTCTCGATCTTGGTTACTGTTTGCAGCGGTGCCTGCATGATGCGGTTTGTACGTTGTATGCCTCCTATTGTGCTGTAGTCGACCTCTATGGTGCATGCTGTGTTTTGCACGTCGGCGTTAATGTCGCCCTCCAATGCTTCGATGGCTGTATCTAGTAGCTCTTGCAGATAGTTGTTATCGTCGGTGAAATCGTCTTCAAAATTCAACTGCTTGGCTACCTGTGCTACTGTTGGTGCGGCGTAGCTCTTTGTTTTTGTTGGTGCTTTTGTAATTATAAACATGGTGTTACCGCTTTAAGATGTAAAAAAAGGGATGGGGCTCTCCCCATCCCCTTGTTGGTTGTCTATAACTGCTACTTGATGAAAGTGCTATGCTACGTCTAAGTCAGGTGACTTAACGAATGCGGCGCTGTTGCGACATGCCAGGTCTGCCAAACGGTTAACCGTCATTTCGATTTGTCCGTTTTTCTGGTAGGTGTACGGGTTAATCAGGATTTCCAATGCTCCCCAGAAACCTAAGTAGATTTCTTTCCATGCACCATACAGTACGTACTGTTGGTCTACACCATCGTCGAACAGTGTTGAATAGTAAGCTGCTACGCCGTCGTATGTTGAACCTACGCCGTTCATGCTTCCCATTTGTGCCAGGTATCGGCCTACGCCTGTAGATAATTCAGTTCCTTTAGCTGTGAAGAATGAAGCGCGGTCCATTGCGAATGCACCGTCGATGTCAACTGCTCCCATTAATGCGTTGAACCCTGCTACCGAAATTGCTCCGGCTGCTACTTCTGTAGCTGCTGCCAATGCTACGGCGTATGCTTCGGCTGATATTTTGCGGTCGGTAGCTACTACCATGTCGGCGACGATAGCTGCCTGTACTGCCGGGTTTTCCTGTGCCAGTAATTCTTTTGAAAAAATGTCGGTAATTCCGAAACGTTCAGGCGCCAGTGTTACATAGCTTGGGACGCTTGTATTTGTTGATATTGCAGCTTCTTCTGCTACTTTACCGGCTACGTCTGCTGTTTTCTTACCTAGCTTAATTGTTCCCTGCAAGTTTGGTAATACAGTCATTCCCATTTGTGACCATAACGGCTCTTTACCGATGATTGACAAATTCGGGTCGATGTCTACGTCAACACTTGTTGCGTGTGTCGTTGTGTTGGCTGCACGGTAGTTGTAAGGGACCAGCAAACCGTTTGAAGATACGCCACGGCTTAACTCGTCGTGTTGTTCTTTTTCGATACCGTCCAATGCGTCGGCACCACCTTTAGCAAACTGGCGCATTGCTTTACCTACGCTGTAAGGTTTTGCTGCGCGTTTAATTTGCGGGCCTTGTCCACCACGTTGGTGCTGTGCTCCTGTTGTTGGTTCGTTTGTTGGTTGTTGTACTGCGCGAGCTTCTACGAATTCGGCTTGATCGATTTGACCGTCCAAACTTTCCACCTCGCCTTTCAGACGATCGTATTCAGTTTGTTCGTCGTTGTTCAATGCCCGAACTTGTTCGCCGTCTTTTGCTCCATCGATGATGGCCTGCATGCGCTCGATTTTCTGTTGGCGTTTGATTTTAAGTTCTTCCGATCTTTTCATTTTATCTCAATTTAAAAATGTCAACTTGTTTCTGTAATATATCCATGCGCGCTTTTGCGTTTTCGTCTGGTTGCTGCTGTAGTTCCGGGTTAAATTCCGGCGCTGCGTAATCGCTTGCAAAACGTGCTTTAATGTTTGTATTAGCGTAGGCTCCATCGATCACAAAGCTTGTGTCGTATAAATCCATGATGTTTGTAATTGTGCGGACCGGTATGTCTTCGCTGCGGTCGTACTCGACGCCTTTGTCGGCTATGGTGAAAATAAACGAGCATTCGAAGTAGTCGCCCCGCTCAATCATTTCAACCATATCGCGGCCCAGTGTTGTGTTAGGCATGTCGATGGTTGCTTTCAACCCGTAGCTATCCGGTGCCAGTTGCAGTGTACCCGACTTTGTGCGCGCCAGCATTTTGTCGCGCATGTGGTCGACGGTATGAATGGTATTCAATCCCGGATCTTTTAAAACGGTGTCGAGTGCTGTTGGTGCAATTACTTCGTAGAATACCTCTCCCCATTCGCGGATTAGTTTCGAGCGTTGGTTGAAGACTACCGGGTAGCAGTCGATGTATGTTTTTTCTTTGCCGTCGATCATTTCTCGGCGAACGGTTGCTTTTCCCTCTACCTGGCGGCTGTATTTGCGTGCTGTCATGTTATTGCTGTGTTTGTTGGTTGTTGTTTCCTATGGCGTATTTCTCGTATAGCTCGAGCGGTATGTTTTGCTGTTGCACGTAGTGGTATTTTGCCCACTCCCCTTGTATTGGTTTGTTCCCCAATTTCAGTGCACCGTCTGCCGGGCTCAGTAAGCCGTTAACGACTTGCTCTTTTATTCCGGTTACCAGTGTTGTGTAATCCATCCCTATTAATGCCAGTACATCGAACATAACGCTAAAACCGCTTTCCAATTCCTGGCGTGTCAACAGCTTGCCGTTTATTTCGGCCATGTAGATGGCTACTATCGGCCCCATGGTGTTGTTTTTAAATAGGGTTGTTAGCTGCTCAACGTCCATTTTTTCGAACGATCCGTCGACCATGCCCAATAGTACGCCGTATGCCGCGCTTATGTCCTCGCGTGTAAAGCGTAGTGTTTCGATTAGCTGGGCGTCGGCAAACTGCATAGCCATGCTTTGGATCTTATGCCCCAGTGGCAAACGAATCATTTTACCGGCATTTTCCGGGCCCGTGTATTTGTCGTCGAATTGTTGTATTGATTCTTTTAACGCCCCTGCAGCTGGCCCTGATAAATTATCCGGTAAGTCTGACGACATGACTGCCGGACTGATGGCTCCGTTTTTATAGAAATTATCCATGGTACTGGTAGCCCGCTCGTTGATGTTCGTCTGGCGCTCTATGGCTACCAATGGCGACAGCCCGATAATGCCGTCCTCGCTTAACCCGCGAAAGTGAAGGATGTCCCATGCGGAAACTTGTTCCTCTTGGTTTGTGTCGACATTCAGAATGGTATAGTATAACTCACCGGCGCGGAAATAGTAATCGCGTATTAGTTCAGGGTGCACAATCTCCATTGATGTTGGGTATGCCTGAGCGTTTTTATAGATGCGTGCAAATGCGTTGCCGTAGTAGTTACGATGGTATTCTATTGTGCTCCAAAATTGCTGCGCATTCTGGTAGTTGTTCGGCCTGAATTTTAATAGGTAAGTCAAGCGGTGGCGCTTCATTTCCTGGCGCCCGTTGTCGTTTTCGAGAAATACCGACAGCGGCATGCGGCTGAGGTTATCGGACAGGATACGGCAGCATGTGTATACGGTGCCTATTTTCTCCGGCATACCGGTTACCCCGTTGCTTGTAATGGCTTGCATAGCCGTTCCCCAAACGTATCGTACCTTGTTGGCTCCTTTATTAAGCCAGGTGTATAAACCGCCTAATAGGCTTGTAAAAATATTCATTGCGCGCGTTTCTGTAATATATCAGTGCGCGCGTAGTTGTATTGGTTGGTATAAAAAAACGTCGGCTGGTGTGGCCGACATTTCATGTGTGTTTTATGTTCTGAAAAAATTGTCCCCTGCAATCTTTTGCGCTTTGTCTTCGGTTGTTGTTTTAATGTATCGAAAGAAACTTTTCTCGGTTGTGTGGCCTGTCAATGACATGATCTCGAGTGTCTTCATTCGCCCGGTCAGATACATATTTGTGGCAGCGCTTCGCCTGGCTGTGTGCGATGATATTAATTCCCATTTTTGTTTTTTATCGGTCACCAACCGGCCCCCGCGTGTGTAGTTGAATATGATCTCGGTATCTAATCCGATGCGCTGGCATATCCTTTTTATGTACCGGTTAAAGTGCTGTATGCTTATACCAAATTCGATGTTTCCTTCGTATTTCGCTATGATTTCTTTTACATAGTCGTGCATTGGTATAATCACCTTTTTGTTTGTCTTCTTGGTTACCTTGATAATGTAGTCGCCCTGTATGTTATCGGTTGTTAGTGTCGAATAGTCTGAATAACGTAAGGCTGTTAAACATCCAACTATAAACAGATCGCGTATGCGTTGCTGTTTGTGTGATAGCCCCCGGTAGTAATAGATGCGTGTTATTTCGTTCATCGATAAATAAACGGCGAATGTTTCCTCGTCTTCTATGGTTACATCGTCGTAGCTCGAGTCGACAGCATAGCCATACATTCCCGCTTTTTTGATCATTGTTTTCAGCGATGTTATGAGCGTCTTAATGTAGTTTTGTTTCAGTTGCTTTTCTTCTAAATAGAGAATGAAGTCGTCGAGAAAATCTTCGTTCACGCTGTTGGTGTAAATTACGGCCTCGTACTTGTCTGAAAATTCAGAGATATGCCCGATTAGTGTTTTGAATGCCGACATGTAACTCGGTCCCATTCTCCTGGCTTTGCGCTGAATTGTTTGTCGGATGAAGTCGGTAAATAGTACGCCTGTTTTCGGCTCTTTGTCGGCCAGGTGGTTAATGTAGTCGCGTTTGCCTGCTTTTGGTTTAGTACCCTGTACTACTCGTAATGCTGTTTGCATTGTTTATCCTCCTAAACGAGCATAGCCCTGAGTGGTGCTACGGCTATTTGAAACCGTCCGGGCATTGCTGACACCGGAACACTCAGGGCTATGCCCCAAAAATAGGATATTTTTAAAGATCAAATAGTTTTAGCACTAACAAATTACAAAAGTTTTCTGTAAATGTCAATGCTAAAAAGGTTCAAAAAGTGTGAAAGGTGAGCTAATTTGTTTCGGAATAAATTCTCCACATTGATTCACCATCAAATGACCATGCG